GCAATTGACATTTTACCGTCTTTCATCTGAGCCAAATTCGTTAAGAACTCTTTGTCTCCTTCTTCTATTGTTAAACCAGATAACATCTGTGCGGATGAAAGTCTTTCTTGTGTTGCAATTGCAGTTTTGGTTAATTCCTTATAATCAACACCTAACGCATTAGCCATCTCCCTTACCTTTCTAAGGTTCACACCCGTAACTTCAAATCTACCTTGTTCTTGATTGTACGTCGCTAAAGAACCCGCAGCATCAATTAACGCATCTTGTAATCCTTCAACGTTATTTGTTGCCATATACATCAATTTAAGTGGGTCATTGAAGTCTCCAATCGCACCACCTAACACTTGTAAATTTGCAGATAATTCTAACGCACCTTCAGGACTAAACACTTTTTCAGCAACAGCAGCGGTCGCCTCCATACTTGTTTTAAATTCAATTGATTTTTGAACCATTCTTGCTAAACCATCAACTCCCTTTTGGAATCCATATTGATTTAACATTCCAATATTTGTTTGTAATGATTCCGCAACTTTTTTCGAACTTAATCCTAACTCTAATGAACGTTGTCCTGTTCTTTGGACCGCATCTATCGTACTTTTTGCACCGATACCTACTTTTTCAAATTCAGGAATCATTTCCATCATTTTGGACATATCACCTAAAAATGCCTGTCCTATTTTACCAACATCATATAAAGTTTCTTGATTTAATACATTAAATCTTCCCGTTGTTTCTAATAATCTTGTGGCAGATATTGCAACAGTATCAAATGAAATACCTAATTTTACTAAATCTACACCAGCATTTGAAATTTGATTTCTAAAATCTTCAGATAATTTACCTGTTAGACTTGTTTTGGTGTTTATATCCTCTAATAACTTAGTTTGATTTTGATATTCGTTAGAAATTTCATTTACACCCGCACTAACTAATTTTAACGCCAATTCATCTGGTGTTGCCAATCCACCCGCTTTACCCGTAAATGCACTAACCGCATTGTCTACGGTTACTGATTTTGATATGTCGGTATAATATTGACCTGATTGTTGTGAACCGGCAAATTTAGAAACCATGTTACCAAATCCTTGACCCAAACCCGCACCACCACCTTTACCTTTTCCACCATTTTGATATGCGGAAAACGTTTCATTGGCCTCTTGATTTATTTGAGTCAGGGGTTTGTTTTTATCTCGGTCTTTATACACATCATAATATGCTGTTAGGAATTTGGTCCAATTACCATCTTCCGCATATCTTTCTAAATCTTTTACATTAGCTGCCATACATATAAATAGATTAGTCCGTATTTTCTATTTCCATAATGTAGTTTATATAGTATCTTCTTATATAAACAGGCATTGTTAAAATATCCCCATACGAGAATCCTTTTCTAACCAAATAATGTATCTCAGATAACTGATTTTTCTTATACTCCGTAGAAAGGGCGAAAAAAGTCAACCCCGAATCCAATAGTAAATTGGACTACTTCTCCTGACGGGGCGATTGATTGTTGTGTTAGGTCAATTCCAGGTTTTACGTCTGAAACGTACTTTCTAAAATCTTGTGAATCTTTGATTGGTAGATTTTCAATGAAGTTACGAGTATTCATTGGGTCTTTATTACCTTCAACTGATTTAATCATACCTTCAAGTTGTTTGGTAATAATTGGTGCAAAACCAACCCCATTCCAACTCTTATTCATATCACGAATATCATTTTCTTGTTTTTGTGTTAAAAACTTGAATGTAATGTGTATTTTGGATTTCTCCATAAAATAAGAATATTCACCGTTTGAATCTGCTTCTAAATCAAATGGTTTAAAATTTAAACTACTTAAATCAACATCGGCCTCAAATTCCTCATTTGTCTTTGGGTCAACTAATCTAACCTTATAGTCAGAACCAAATGCAGTATTTCTTAAGAATATTAAAATTGCCTGTCTATCCTCTTCAACAATATCATCGACAGCAATATCCTTATCAATTACTTTTCTTTTTAAAAGTTCAGTAACAATTGCATTTGTTTGAATTAAATTTGGGGACGCCAAAATATTTTCATCGGCTGCAGTTAGATATGCAACTCTTAAAGATTTCTTATTATTTGGGTAATGAATTCCTCTACTTGGTAATTCAACCACATCATAAGCAATTCGTGGGTCAATTCTATATTCTTCCATATTGTAAGTTTAAACTATAACTATGAGAAAGTCAAGTTTTTGAGCAAACAAAAAAACCGATAACCTATTAGACAGATTTACTAATTTGGTTACCGGTTCTTTAATAAAAATTGTTATATTAGAATACTTGGATACAACGGTCCATTCTCAAATTACAAGTAATTGTTGAGATTTCGTCTCTTGAATAATCAAGTTCACCGAAGTCTAAGTTTGTTAAGAACGTTCCTTGAAGAATCCATTTCTCAACTACAACTCCTGTTGGGTCTAACATTTCAAGTTCAATGTCTTTCTTATAACCAGCAGCATATCCCATTCTACCTGTTACTGATTCAGCATGTAAACGGAACCATTCCATAAGTGCTTGAGATGCTGAAGGACCGATTGGGTCTCTAAAAGTCACTCTCAATTCTTCCCATGTAAATCTTCCAGCTACATATGTTGATGTATTTAAGAATTGGATTTCTGTTGAGTTAATTTTTGCTTTAGGTCTAGCCGCGGAACTTACAAACCATTCATTGATACCCAATGATGAAGGGAAACGAAGAATAAATCTATTCTGTCTTTTCGGTTCGTAAGGAACCGGCATTTTCATTAGTAAATCTGCCATTTTGTGTTAGTTAATTTTTTTGTTATTTTTACTTCTTATAAATATATCTTAAATAGAAAATAAATTATTTATTGGTCCCAACTTGACTTTATCAAAAATTTTTCGTAGTTTTTTACAAAATCCTCCAGTATCTAGTTCCAGTATAAATAATATTTCTAGTCTTATTTAATATAATATAAATACTAGTTCTAGAATATTCTAGTTTTAAATAATATAATATCTAGTATATTATACTAGTATACTGGGTAAATAAAATTATTTTTTTATTATATTCAAAATGTTCCACGTGGAACGTTCCTCAACAAAAAAGGGAAGCTTTTCGGCCTCCCTTTCTTATTTTTATATCCTCCTTTTAGATTAGATATTCTCAAATGAAGCTCCAGTTGGAGTAATTACGAATTCTAAATCAATGAATTCAAGAGAACGAGTAGGTTTAACGTAAATTTTACCTCTCAATGTGTTAGCATCGATATCTTCAGGGTCACTTGAAACAGTTACCTTAAATTCGTACAAACCTCTTTCTTTCTTAATTGATTCTAAAATTGGGTTAACCAATCTCAAGAATTCTTGTCTCACTTGTTCGTCATTTTGTTCAAATAACAATCTAACCGCAACTGCTGAAATTAACTTTCTAGCTCTTAATAATAATCTTCTTACGTTGATTCTATCAAGTGCCGATTCTCTAACTTGTAACGTTTTGTTACCCCAAATAATAGTACCTGTATCAGAGAATGTTGCAATTGGGTTAATTCTATTTTTGTATAATGTATCTCTTTCATCCAAAGTAAGTTTTTTCTTCGCTTTAATTGCGTTTACTAAACCTCTTGAATAACCAGCTACTGCGAACCAAGGATAAGAAACATTGTCTGTTAATGCAATATTCTTTAATACTTCACCTGTTGGTGGGATATAAAGTTGAGTTGCATTATCTGTATCTCTTACTTGAATCCAAGGCCAGTAAGTTGCCGAATAGTTAGAGTCAATTGCTAAATCATCAAGATATGAAGTAACTGTATCTGAACTATCAACGTTTGGTGCTGAGATGATATATAATGAATCCGCTCTATCATTTTCAACCATATCAATTGCTTGACTTGTTAAAGACGAGTGGTCATAGAAGTTAATACCCGGTGTTGCAAATACGTTAATATCCACAGCTTCAGGGTTTGCAAATGTTTGAATACCATCATAATATGCATAATAATCTGAGTTAGGGGTTGTTGAATTAAATGTACCACCAGTCACTCCTTGATTATATGTATTCTTACCAAAAATATATTGGTCACCGAAGGTTCTCGTGTTTCTATAGATATCCCAACCATCAAAACCACCACACACCGCAAAAGTAAATTTACGATAATTGATGTTTTTTAATTTATTAACAGTTTCTGTACCACTTTGTCCCTCTAAATCATATTGTGTTGTATTATAAATTGTGTTACCGCTAGTATCTGTGATTGTAGATGCACTTACCGATAAATGGAAACCTAATGTTGTTTTTGATGCATTTACCCCTTTATATTTAAATAAATCGGCATCATATGTGTATCCATTTTGTGTGGATAAACCTAATGATACTTTTTTAACTTTATCACCACCAGATATTGCAGATGTTGTTCCACTATATGTTGAACCAGTAAGAATTAAATCACCTGAATCAAAATATTTTGTTTTAAACACTACAGAACCTAATGTTGTACTACCACTTAAACTTGATGTAGTAAAACCTTTAAACCCTGCAGGAAAGGCGTCTGTTGGGTGATTTTCAGTCATAGATAACATAATGAATTTTGAACGTAATTCATATTCACCGTCAGATGTACCAATTTTTCTTGCTATATATCCCGGCATGTCAGGATTCATTGAACATCTTGAAAATTTCTCAAGTACTACTTGATTTTCATCGGTATCGTTAAAATCACGAACAATTAAATCAAACTCACCCGTTTCTAAATTTATATTTTGAATAGTGATTTTTACTTGACTATTTGAAGAATCTCCATCAGAAATTGTAATTACATCAAATAAATCTGCTACTTGACCACCTCTAACTTCGGATACAATTGTAGGTGATGTTGCAGTTTTCCATTTAGTCAAATATTCATTACCATCTTCATTATAAACTAAAGTTGTACTTAAACCGGTTAAATTACCTTGTTGATATGCCGATTTGACAAAATTAGGGTACACTTCATGAACATATAAAGGAAATTCCTCTCTATTTTTATCAAATACGCTTGTTCCTAAAACTTTAGTAATATATTTTGGTGATGTCACATCTAATGAACATGTGAAAGATTTAATAGAACTACCGCTACTTGTTGCACCGGTTACAGTTAATGTAAATTCATTTAATGGATCAGTTAATACATTTGAACTTGACATTGTTACTGTAATACCAGTTGTAGTTATACCCGAAACGGCATAAGATAATGTTTCACCATTATAATAACCTCTTGATCTAAGAGATACGACTACTTTATCATGATAATTGGGATTACCACTTATTGTTCTGATTCCGAATGTTTTGTAAGGTTTGTAACCTGTTAAACCAAGAATTCTGGTAACAAATAATTGGTTTGATTCTTGTAAATAAGATTTAGCTACATAAGGTAATTCGTATTTAGGATTATTTGCACCATCTTTTTCAGGTGAAGTTCCACCAAAATACGTTTTGAATTCGTCGAAACCACCTATTAAGATTGGTTCAAATGCTGGACCTTTTAAAGTCTCACCCACTAAACCAAGTGTGGTTACTCCGACACTTTGAGCCACGAATGTAAGATCCTTCTCTGATGTGTACACACCTGGAGATACGAATACTCTGTTTGAATTTGCCATCGATTGTTGTTTGGTTAATTATTTTTATTAGTTATTCTATAAATATCTTTGTTTTTAGCAAAGATTTCCGTACTTTTCTTAAAAAAGATAGTAAATTATCCTTTTTTATCTTTATTTATCTTTTACCATGGATAACAAAACTAAAAACGTAAAAATCAGCGAAAAACACCACGAGATGTTAAAAAACCATTGCGAAAAGAATGGATTGAAAATTTATAAAGTTTTGGAAAAATTTATTGAGGAAACCTGTAAACCAAAAAAGAAAGACATATATGGTGAAGATTAGTATAAATAAGTTATACCGATTCTTGACCCTATAACGGGTGTACCTAATATTGTTACCTGTTGATTGCCTGTTATATCAAATCCTTGACCTTCTTCTTCCACAAGACCGTTTATATCTAATGTTACAACACTATTGATGTTATTATATGTGTTGAATATAGGGTCTCCTCCTGAATATGTGAAATATTCGGTTGTTACTTGAATTAGTTTACCGTAATTGTCAATAATGACACTATTCCTACCCTTATAATATGAAATAACAATTGTACTACCTTCTAATGGGGCCTCCGCAAATGTGACTTTGGAAGTGTATGCAACATGGAAATAATCTACATCTCTTTCTTGTAATAGACCGTTTATTGTTACACTAAATAAGGTTCCGATACTTTCACCAACACTAAATTGAGTTTGTAATCCGTCTCCTGTGAATGACATAACAGTAATGTCAATTGCTTTACTTACATACTTCTTTCTACCTGCACCTTCTTTTGCAAATTCATTCATTAGGAAAAATCTACTGATTGCAGGTTTTACCTCAAATTCTTCAGAATCAATTAAGAAACCTAACATTGTGAATGTATATTTCTGCATGTAAAATCTACGACCATCCAAAGTATCCATTGGTGTGTTATCCTCCACTCTATCCATTATAATTGGAATATAGTGACCTTTTACTTGAGTATAATCCTGTCTTGAAGAGAAATTTTGTAGAACAACCTTACTAAATTTATTTAAATCTCTGAATTTGTTACAAGCAACATAAACATCATAAGTGATATCTACGGGTACCGGTTGAGGTATCTTATATACGTCCGCACCCATTTGAGTTCCATTCCAAGTTGGTACAGATGCATAATAAAATTGATGTCTATCAGGAATTGTACGTTGTACCGATGGGTTTGTACCGGGTTGTACATCGGGTTTTCTTACGATTGAAACAAATGGTAACATTGGATTTCCATCCTCATCTGAAAATTCCCAATTATTTGAGAACTCTCCCCATCTCTGTACTGTTAATATTTTTTTAATTACGGGTATTTTCTTACCGTCAGCAACCACAT